CTCTCTGTTTCCATAACATTATTGTATGGATACACTGGAGCATATGTACTAGGTGGTTGATATAAACCAACAGGGTCTTTTGTATTCGGATCAGCTTCACCTCTCACTCTTACGTTGTTATCTTTTTCACCTAATGTTTTTGTAGGTAAAGTTCCTAAGACCATAAAGTTTTGCACCATCGAATCTAAAAATACACCGACGACTAATGTTCCTACAGCTAAATTTACAGAACTACCTGTACCATTTATAGCAGGTGTATTTGAACCCATCATAACACTAGACCATGGTAGATCTTCTAAGTCTATATTGTCATGAAGATCATATACTCTGACTTTAACTCTTCCGTTTAATTCAGGGTCATCTACAGATACTATTGTTCCAAAGTTCATCATATTATTCGTCTCTTATTAAACCGACATCTTGTGAGTATGCGAATTCACCATCTCGCATATTAAATTTATGGTGAATATCAGAAATAATATAATTACTATCCATTTTAGAATAGTTAAGATTACTTTCTCCACTTTCTATTGCAATACTATATCCACAACCTAATCCAGGTATTGCAATAACTCCTGCTGCTGTGATTCTAGTATTAAATATTTTTCTTTTCATGTTACTAATTCCTATACCTTCAACACTATGTGCCATATCAAAAATAGATACTACACCATTATCATACATTTTATCTGGTAATTTATATACTGTTAACGGAATTTCAGTTGCTTCAGCTTTAGGAAAATTTTCTGTTGCAGTTTCATCTAATTTTACGTGTGTGACTTTGTGCCCATAATAACCACTAGCTAGTTTGCTAGCATAATCTTTGTGATGTTCTTCTATTATAAATTTTCCAACCGTTCCTACAGTTTCAGTATTACTAAGACCATCACTATCAGGGCTTGCGCCAGCAGTAGAAGCTCTTAATGACATTGTTGTATGATTTTCAGTAAGGCCAAGATATTCTATTCTCATAAATTTATTCTTATCCATAAAATCTAATGAAGACAATCGTGTTCCACCATTATCACAAACCCTTTGGTATAAACACATCGGTGTTTTCTCAGTATCATAAGAAGAATTCAAAACATTCCTAAGAGCGCTTGATGCTTTAATATTTGGAACAATGTATCTACCTTTATTTTCACATTTTGAATCTATTCTTAGAGGCGCTTGTTTATAAGTTCCATTAGCAAATCTAAAAATGTCTCTAATAATTTCATCAGCTCTTCCAGAATAAGTTTGATTTACTCTTTTTACTGTTTCATTCAATGTTGCATAAGATATAAAGTGGATTGTATATGTTTTACTTACCTTATCTAATTCTATTTTTTGCATACCATCAGTAAAAAACTTATTAGTAAATAGGTAACCCATGTATTGCCATTCAATATTCACTGGTGCTTGATACTTTACCATGAAAGTATCCATAAAGTTTACACCGTCTTTAACTGTCATGCTTCCTCGTACATTACCTTTTATAGTTTCGAACATTGTCAATGATGTAACCATAGGAGATATATCAGCATTCCATATGTTGACTTTTAAATTTTGAAGATTAATCATTAGCCGCCCATAACTTTTCTAAACTGATTTACTACTGTATATATATGCTGCGATTGAATCACTTTAATATTTCTATTTTGTTCAACTACAGCAGACTCATAATCTATATAGGTATATGCAGTTGTTCCAGCATCAGCACGTTTTACCCATGCTTGAGTTGTATCACTAACGTGATGATGAGGTGCATAAGCTTGTGACTTAATAAAATTAGCAACTGCTGAATCAGTAGAAGTAAGTCCGTTAATAGTTTCACCAGTTAAAGCAAATGTACCTGCTGTTTTTTCTATAGTAACATAACCCATATTGACATGAACTTCTTTCACAATACCTGTTGCACCAGATACAGAACCTGTTACTGTTTCACCAATTGTAAATTTGTTATTAAGATCAGTATTAGTATCAGCAACAAGGTATTGATATTTATTTGTACAGTATTCTATAAGCTGACTAGAACCCATTGGCCAATCATCCCATATATTTTTTATTTGTGGATTAAGTAATAAGAATGTCCAATGGAATGATGTTGTACCATACAATCTTTGGCTCAACTGGTCCGGTCTTTCTCCATCTCTAATCGCTAATGTTTGATAGTAACCAGCATTATTAATTAATGCCTGAGATATTTTTGCTTTAGCTGTTAGATTTTTCATTACATCTTTGTTACCTTTTCCATCTATATCAACTACTACATTTTTTATTGCAGAAAAATACATATTAATACCCCTTATCTACGTCAGCTGCATAGATTGGAACTATTTCTTTAAGTGTTAAAGCAAGTCCAATTTCTACAGGTGCATTATTTCTTCTAAAGAACGAAGTGTTATTTGGGTTATATGTGACATTAACTGATTCAATAAAACATGGAGGTAATTGAATCATCGATTTAGCTCCATGAAATGAAGATATAACATGATCTGGCACAGTAACTAGTGTCGAGCTTGTTCTTTTAGCATGAGCAGACTTTCTCATAAATCTAATTAGGCCTGCAGCTTGATCAGATTCAAATTCATTATCTGGTAATATAGTCCAGTTAAAAGTAAATGATCTTAATGCTGTTTGTCCATACTTTAACAGTTCATTAGGATTCATAACTTTACCAGTGTTTCTTTGTAATTCTCCAGAAGCTATAGCACCTATACCACCACCAAGTAAAGTCACAACAGCTTGTGGAACTACAGGTATAAAACCTGCGACAGCACCAATTGTTGCTAGAACTGCAGGATCAGATAATACCGTATAGTTAAATACTTCAGTATCTTGTCCACCCTTGGCAATGCCTGTAAGCGCAGCTCCTAGTTTTCTAGTATCTTCGTTATACATCATTGTATCACTCACTTGAATATCTTTAGGCATATATAAAGCGATTGATCCAGTATAATTTCTTTCGGCAGTTCTATCTAAATTTTGTAGAAAGCCTCTAACAGTAAATTCTTCTCCGCCTGCTTCTGCGGCTCCTTCTTCAATAGCTGCAGCTGACATCTCACCATAATCTCCACCAGAAGCTGTTGCTTCTGCCTGCAATTTCTGTCCTGCTTCTGTATCTTTAAACAAGCCACCAAAATTCATTACTTTTTTAATAGTTCTACTTCCAATCTCTATTTTTTCTTGGGCTTGTGCTTCGTCTATAGTCATGAACTCAAGTAACATGAATGGTTCATGCGTAGTTTCAGATATTTCATCCATACGTTGTATAGCATATTCACTGCTTTGATGACTATTAAAATTTATGTTATCTACATAGGTATCGTTACCTACTGTTTGAGGATATTTCCAGTGCTCAAGACCCATGCCTTGAGACCATGAACCATTGTTGTATCTTTTATTAGGATTAAATCCAGTGGGTACTTTACCACCGGCATCCATATGGGCCATATTATCTGCTTCACTCATAATTGTTCCTTTGGTTTGTTATATACTTATTTATACGGGTTTGTATAAATACTTACATGAAAAAAACATATTCTGGATCATGGAAGCCAAAAAACCTTGCTAAGTATAAAGGTGATGCTAACAAAATAAAATACAGATCACTATGGGAACGCAATGCATTTAGGTACATGGATGATGCATCGTGGGTGAAGTGGTGGAACTCTGAAGAAACTGTTATAGGTTATATATGTGCAACAGACAATAAGCCTCATAGATACTTTGTTGATCTCACTATAAGAACAACTTCAGGCCGTACTCTATTAGTCGAGATCAAACCATCGGCACAAACACAACCACCTAAAAAGAAAAAGCTTAATGAAGCATTAACCTATATGAAGAATACATCTAAGTGGAAGTATGCTAATAAGTTTTGTGAAGACCGTGGATATGAATTTCAAATATGGACTGAGAAAGAATTAGAAGCTATGGGTATACGTACTATGTCAATGAAGTTCAAAGCAAGCAAAACAAAGGTTGGCAAAAAGATATGGAAGACACTGAAGAAAAGAGTATAAATATAAACATGAAAGAAGAAAATAATGACGGCAAATTAGAATTATCTCTAAGAATATTAGGGAATGAAATAATAGGCTTTAAAATGATGGTGGATGATTTCAAAATGAAATGGATGTTGTTAGGCTTAGTAGCTATCGGTGCTATCTCATGGATCATGGTATCATTTGGACCTCAATTAATGGAGACATTTAATGGCTAGTTTGTTTGATAAGTTAGAAGCAGAAGCATTTAAGAAAGGTTTGGTTGCAAGATCAAAGGAAGCAAATGATTGGTTTGCAAAGAATGTAAAGAAGCTTGGTAAGTTAGGCCCTAATGTTTTAAAAGACGAGGGTTTAAGAAAACAGGCTGGGGCTTCACCGGGTGATATGGTTATGTACACATATAATCCTAAGCTAAAAGAAGTGTTACCATACTACGATACATTTCCATTAACAATTGTTGTTGGTCCTGCGAAGGGTGGTTTCTATGGTATTAACTTACATTACTTACCACCTAAAGTTCGTGCGATCTTCTTAGACAAATTAAATGATACTGCATCTAATCAAAAGTATAATGCAACAACTAGATTAAAGATAACTTATAAGTTGCTAATGGCAACTCAGAGTTATAAATATTTTAAACCGTGCTTTAAACATTATTTAACTTCTAATCTTACATCAAACATTATGAAGGTTAATGCAGCGGAATGGAACATAGCAATATTTTTACAAACAGCATCATTCAAGAAGGCTAGCGCTGGTAAAGTTTGGGCAGATTCTAAGAGGGCGTACTAATGTCATTACCAGTAAGTATAGATTCAATGAAGTCAACGATCAATCGTCGTGGTGGTATTGCACGAGCTAATAGATTTGGAGTGTATATAACACATCCTGCTAGAAGTATGAATAGCTTATTGAATTTTAATCCAGCTACATTATTAAGTAATTTAATATCAGGTGATGGTGTAAATGTTGCAGACTTTATACAAGATCCAAGAGATATGTTTATACTATGTAGAAATGTTACACTGCCGGGTAAAAGAATATCCACAACAGAAGCTACACACAATCATCATATGTCTAAGAAACCATATTCGGCAATAGCAGATGAAGTAACTATGACGTTTATGCTAACGAATGATTATTACATTAAGAAGTATTTTGATATGTGGCAAGAGATGATTGTAGATACTCGTGGTCAACATTATAAAACATTTTATAAGGATGAGTATTGCACTGATGTAATAATACAACAATTGTCTACAGGTAATGATGTTGTACCAGGACATACAGTTAAATTAGAGAATGCATATCCTATACAAGTAGGAGCAATTGAATTAAGTTCTGAAGGTACAGGCCTTATGGAAATAGCCATCACATTCGAATACGATAATTATAGAAGCGTTGGAATGATAGAAGGATTTGAAGACGTAGCAGATAAGATGTTACAGATAGGAAAGGATACGTTAAGTACGTTTGATAGAATATTTTAATTTTTATATGGAGTAAATTGATATGTTGCCAAAACTAGCAACCCCAAAGTATGATATGATTGTGCCCTCAACAGGCGAAAGTATTACATATAGACCCTATGTGGTCAGAGAAGAGAAAGTGTTATTAATAGCAATGGAATCTGAAAGTGATATTGCAATTGAAAACGCAGTAACTGATATTATTAAATTGTGTGTGGAATCACCAATTAAAGTAGATGACCTAACTAATTTTATGTTTGTAACCCTACGAAGTAAGTCGGTTGGTGAAGGTATTAAGGTATCATCTAAGTGTACAGAGTGTGAAGAATCAAATGAGCACAAGATTGACTTAGAGAAAATAAAAGTAAAGAATTTAGAAGATGCAATAGATAAACACATTAAATTAGAAGGTGATATATCTATTGACATAGCATGGCCAAGTATGAAAAATAAACTGACCCAAGCTGAAAGAAAAACTGGTACAGAAACAATTATTAATATGGCAGCTAAAAGCCTTGATATAATTTATAGTGGTGAAGAGATCTTTAATGCAAAAGATTCATCTATGAAAGAACGTGTAGGATTTATTGAGAGTTTAACTACTGATCAATTTGAGAAAGTAATAAACGTGATAAGCGAAGCACCAACTCTAACATATAATTTAGAATATAAGTGTAAGAAATGTGGTAGTGATAACAAAACTGAATTAAACGGTTTATCTGATTTTTTTCAATAGCCCTTTCTCACACTAGTATCGCGCATTATTATGAAAGTAACTTTTCATTAATGCATGATCATAGTTTTAACTTGGATGATCTTGATGGAATGATACCGTGGGAAAGGGAGATTTATATTGCCCTTGTAAAAGATTACGTTCAAAAAGAAAACGAAAGGACAGCAAAACAAAATGGCTAAAGATAATATAGGTTTATTAAACGAAATTGCAGCTTCATTAAAGAAGATGAACAACTCTCAGATCCGACGCGATATTGCGGATCAAGTATATAGAGACAGAGAGTTAGCTGCGAATGCTACTGGAGTTGCAGCTCAACCCGCTGGACCTGCATTTATTGATGATGCCACAGACTTTAAACGAAGAGTCAAAGGTAGTATATCAGCTACAATCATTGCCGAAAAATTTACAGATAGTGGTAAAAGAGCTAAAGATAGTGTAAAGAAAATTAAAGAAGAAAAGAAGTATAAAAAATTAGCCGGCCTTAAAATGAAAGATAAGAGAGTTGGTTTATCCACTGTTGTTGCTGCTGTTAAAGCAGGCCCTGAAGGTGCAGCAAAAGTAGATACTGGTTTGCAGGAAATTAAACTTATGAAAGTTAATACTGATGCACTAGTACAGATGCTTGGTGGTATTAGAAAACATCTTGGAATGAGTAATAAAGCTACTGAAAAAGCACGTAAAAAGAAAATAGACGCAATTAAAAATGCTGCGAGAGCTGCAGCCGAAGCGGCAAGAGAGAAGAAGAAAGAGTCTCAAGATAAAGCAAAGAAAGGTGGTAAGGTTGATGTTGCAGGTATGAAGAAACCTAGTGCAAGAGGTGCTGGCTTTGCAGCCCTATTCTTAAGAATAGCAGCTATACCATTGCTTTTAGTAGGATGGGCAGTCGCTGGTGTAACAGCAGTTGTTTCAGACTTCATGACAGGCTATGATCAAAATGGTTTAGCTGGTGGTATAGGTAAGGCTTTAGGCGGATCTGGTAAAGGAATATGGAATGCAATTAAACAATCATTTAAAGTAGGTGGTGTTGGTGCAATGATCGGTGGTGCAATCGGATTCTTGTTTGGTGGCATTGGTGCAATTCCTGGTGCAATCATTGGTGGTTTAATTGGAATGGCTATTGGTGCTGTATTTGGTTATTTCGGTGGTGATAAAATTACCGCAGGATTAAAAAGTGCTACTAAGGCTATTGGTACAGCATGGGATGAAGGAACAGGTTATATATTGTTCTTAGCTAGAAAACTTGGTGCGTGGTTTTATACTCCTGGTCAAAAAGGCAATGTCGCTGGTCCACATGGTGATACAAAAGCAAAAATCCTTGGTGGGTTTATATCATGGGAACCTGGTAAGTTTTCTATTTCCGGTGCATGGAATCAGGCTAAACAAAAAGTTAAAGATTTATTTAAAAGTATTGGTAATGCAATATATAACCCCACTACTGAAACATTTTTTGGTGGTACAAAGTTTGAATTTGCAGCACCTGATTGGTTTGTTGGTGTAACAGATGCTGTAGGTAAAGTATGGACAGCTATAAAAGATTTTGCTGGAATGATCAAAAATACTGTTATAGGTTTGTTGCCAGACTGGTTAACAGATAAATTAGGAATGACTGTGGATGGTGTACTACCTGGATCGAATGGATCTATTGGTGAAAACAATGTAACTATTATGGCAAAGGCTAAGGCAATGGAGCTTCACAGGCAACAAATAATGAATCCGACCGCTGATGGTCCTATGATGTTTAATGGCATGCCAATACAGTGGTTCAAAAAAACGTCAAAGCAAATGGCTTTAGAGGCTGACTTAAAAAAGAATA